GCTCGCCGTCGGCGCCAGCGGTCAGCCAGACCGTTTCGCGCTCGAACCACTGCCATTCGCAGACGAGAACTTCGTCATCGGCCACCACTTCTGTCGACTTGTCGACAGCGTAGCGCTCACGGCGGTTGATCGCCTTGACCCCGCCATTGCTCCCGTCGCGGACGCCGGCTTGACCAGGCCACAGGCGAGAGAAATCCTCTTCGCTGATCGGCTTCTTCCGACGCAGGTAGCGGGCATCCTCGCAGTTCGGCTTCTGGTGGCTCGGATCGGCCGCCATCTGCAGCGGATCGACCCGCTCAATCAGGATGCGCCCGGTGAACTCCTGTTCGTAGTCCATCCGGGTTTCAGTCCAGCCCATCCCGCAGATAAAAGCGTCGCGGGTCGCCTCGCTCTCCTCGAAGTCGGCGTTGGTCTGGTCGCGGACCCACTCCGCACCCTTGGTCAGGATCTCGTTGACGGCGCTGTCGCCCACTTCGCGGGGGAAATAGGCCGCCTCTTGCCGCCCCATGATCTCGGCGCCGGAAACCGCGTCGATGACGGCGGTAGTCTGGTTCATGACCGTGGCCAGGCGATTGGCGCCCTTAAGCGCCTCCTCTTCCGCGGCCGTCCATTGCCGGTTCGCGTAAAAGTCGTAGCTCTGGCGGGCCTCATTCGCCCAATCGCCCCAATGGGCATCGAGCGCCGTCCCCCACTTCGAGAAGCGGGCGATGAGCTCATCTTCGGACGGCAGACCGGCCGGGATCGCCACGGCCGCCTCGGAACTCAGATCATGGCTTTCGTCCATGCGGAGCCCCCTTGCGGCTTCTTGCGAGCGTAGCGCTTCTCAGGCTTCCGCTTCTCGGGCTGGCGAGCCGGCCGGACGCGGCTGTTCACCGCGAACTCGCCGAAGGCGTCCGAGCCGTGGCTGTTCTCGTCGTGCAGCGGGCCCGTGTAGACGTGCGTCGCGTTGTTCCAGCGCTTCCGGTAGTTCCGAAGCCTGTCCAGGCCGGCGGCGCAGCGCCTAGCGTCGAAGCTGACAGCCGGGAGGAGCTGGCGGACCGCGTTGATGCGCTCCGTCGGATCTTGCGCCACCCCGACGCGAATGTTCTTGAGGCCCAGGCCTTGGAGCGTCTGATATCGGGTCTTCGCCCCGCCGCCCCACTCCCGCACCATCACGTCATGCGGAAGGTGGTGGGCGCCGTAGGTGTAAGGCCGCTCCCGACCCAACGCAGCGAGCGCCTTCTGGCGCTCCGCCTCGTCGGGGATCATTTCCGGCAGCGCAGCCCTGACGATCGCTTCCGCGCCCTCGCCCGTCGCCTCGAAGTAGTCGATCGCCCGGACCGTTAGGCCGTCTTCCTGCAGGAACCAGATGGCGGTGTAGTCATCAACGCCCAGGTCCCAGGCCGTGATGACGGGTAGGTTCGGATCGTAGGGAACCTCCCCAATCCGGCCTTCCGCCTGCGCCCGGCCCATGTGCGCCCCGTAGTAGGAGCCCGGCACCGCGGCGTCGAAGTCGACCAGGTACTCTTGCCGGAACTTGGCGTCGCCCTCTTCCTCAGACCCCATCTCGTCGATGTACTCTTGGCGCACCTTGACGAGCTGTTCCGGCGTGAAGACGGAGGTCTTCGTGGCCGGGCTGCGCAGCGTGTACCAATCCGGGTTCTTTTCCCGGGCCTCGAACGCCCGGGTCGCATGATTCCGGCCGCGCGGCGTCCAAATGAACATCGCCCAACCGCCGTTCTCGTCGAGAATCGGGCGGAGGTAGGTCCAGGCCTCCGGACGAGCCAGCGACCACTCCGAAAGGACGATCCCGACCGGCGGCGAGCCAACCAGGCTGTTGAAGTTGTCCGAGCCGACGACTTGCCAAGTGCTTCCGTTCAGGAAGCGAATGAACATTTCCTGCTCTTTGGTGGTCGCCCGGAACTCGGGGGGAAACGCCTCGTCGATCCGGCGCTTGCCCGTGTGCGGGTTCACCGCATCCCAGATCGCCTTCCGCGCCTGAGAGGCTTCCGGCAGCATGTGCCAGTAGGTCCCGACCCGTTGCACCATCGCGCAGGCCGCGCGGTGCAGGGCCACGTCATCCTTACCCCAGCGCCGATGGGCCGCCACGTCGATGAACCGCCGGCCCTGCTCGATCTCCCACCAGAGTTCGCGCTGATAGTCGCGCGGGTCCCAGCCGTTGGGAAGCTCAGGAGGTTTCCGGCGGGCCATACTGCTTCATGGTGACCACGAAGCCCGCGTTGCCCTCATGGGCCAGCGCCAGCTTATCGCCGTGGGTCCTGGGGGCCATCTTGGAGGCCGCCCACTTGATAGCCTCGAGCGCCGCACGGGCGCCCTTCGGGTCGATCTTCTGACCGCCGACTTCGGCGCCGGTTGCCGACGCCAGGCTGAGCTCCAAACCCAGCTCTTGGAAGTATTCGGCCCGGCGCTCTTTCGCGCGCTCATATTCGGCGCTGCGCTCTTTGTCGTCGTCGATGAACCGATGCATCGAGCCGGGATCAATGCCCAGGGAGGCGCAGGCCGCGCGCAGCGACTTGCCCTCCCCGACCAGCTCCATGAACGGCGCGACGTCATCCGGCGTCGGCCGGCGCTTGCCCTTCTCGGTCATGCTGTCGCCTTTCAGAGCCCGGACGCGCCCGGGCGGGCCATGAGGAGCAGGGGAACTCATGGGCCCGCCCGGCGTGGCCACCCAGCCACGGCGTCACAAGGGAACCGCGGCGCGTGGAAGCGGCACGGCCCTACGCTCGCGGTGCGAGCATCCTAACATTTCGGGAGTAGCCCTGTTTCGCACAATAGCTGCGCCATTGCAAGGGCTCTGACGCAAGATATTGTGGCGGGCAACTGTTACGATATCGGAACGGCTGGCCCAGTGCGCACCGCTATCGGTACACACCGGCGGCAGTCGTGCACATATGGGTACAGCTGGCCCGGTGCGCACCGGTACGCAGCAGCGCCAACCGTGCACAAATGTGAACGGTTGGACGCACGCGGCGGGAGCGCTCTACACTCCGTGCCGCACAGAAGCGGAAATCGTCTCAAGCTCGAAGCAGATCGTGGCCACCTTGCGGAGCGCCGCCGGAAGCCTCTCGCCAGGGTATGGGAGGGGTTGGCCGCTCGCATCGAGGGGGGAGGCTAGCCGGCGGGTCGCGCTTTCGAGGAGGGCTAGGGCACGCTGGCGGAGTTCTTCGTTGTGCGCGTTCACTGGCGAGGCAGACAGCCCGCGAGACGCCTTGGACGCCTCATACTCTTCTGCGCTTTCGCCGGGCCAGCGGTCCTCATGCCACTCTCCCCGCATGTTCCTGATGAAGTTGGGGCCCGGCCGACCGTCGACGCCCGCGCCCGTTCCGTTCTGTTCGCTCATCGTCTCGTCCTTCGCTCTGTCAAACGTGCGATTGGTTTTGTGAAATCTCGCCCCAGCGCGTCAGCGCGTGGCGCAACAAGGTCTGAAGCAGCGTGTCGACGCGAGCCGGACCAGCCGCCTTGACCATCCGTTCATGCGCCGCGCCCAGGAGCCGCCAGCGGCCGAGCGCCACCGGTTCGCGGGACACCAAGCGCCGATACTCGCCCGCCCATAGCAGGGCATCGCCATAGTCGACCCCTGCCCGTCGGGCCGCCGGTCCGCCGACACCTGAGCCTCCGTCACCCCGAACAGGCGCACCGCAAGCCGGTCCGCCTCCTGCTCGACCCGGGGCGCAACCTGCCGCCCCTTCTGGTCTGAGTAGAGCAACAGCCGATCCTCGAGGCCCTGAACCCCGGGCAGGGACCGGATGCACAGAGGAGCGCCACCGCCCATCATGCCGCGCTCCTCGACCGGCGCACGACCTCGTACAGGGTCGCACCGTCCTGGTCCGTGTAGGTGGTGACCTCTTCGCGCATCGGACCCCGCCGCGCCGCCGCAGTCGTGGCCATCTGCCCGAGGCTGAGCTGTTCCGGCGCCGCCCGGCGCGGCTTGCGCGGAGGAGCCACCAACTCCGCCACCGCATCCAGGCCGCCCACAAGCGCCACCCTGCCCCGCTCCCAGCCGCCCGCCCGGTGCGCCCACACCAGCCACCGCGACAGGGCCGCGAAGCCGGCGTGTGGCATCGGCTGGGGCTCCGTCAGCCGCCAGTTGATCCATTGGGGCCAGGACTGCTGGATGCAGACCGCGAAGACCTCAGACCGCTGCGCAGGCGTCATGGCCTTGCTCACCGCCTGCCAGCCCGCCAGGGCCGCGTCAGCCGTGTCAGGGGCCCCGGAGCGGCGCACGTTGAACACCATGTCGAAGACCGCCGTCTTCTCGGCATCCGTCATGTCCTGCAGGGAGCGCTTGTCGACGCCCGAGCCCGCCGTGGCCTCGCGCAGACCGCCAGACGACAGGGCCGGCGGACGGAACCAGCGCACGAACCGCCGGTAGCGCTTTGCCACCTCGTCGGCCGTGCGGGCCTGCCCCTCCGTCAGCCAGCCACGGGCCAGGGCCAGCGACACCGGACTATCGGCACGCTCGAGGTTCTGGTCAGAGCCCAGCGCCGCTGCACGCCAATCCCGAACCCGTTCGTTGCCCAGCTCGCGCTTCGGCTTCAAGTCGCCGTTCGGATAGCGCTCGCCCTCTTTGCGCGGACGGCCGCCTTTGCTGCGTCGGATCTTCCGCGAACGCTTGGACGTCATCTTCGCCCCTTCCCTGCTCTGCTGAGTGGTGGCGGACCCCGACTCCGCCGGATGGGTAACCCCGCCGCTCACGCGGCCTGCCCGGCCGCTTTGGCCAGGTGCGCGGCTGACAGGCTCGCCGCCCGCAGCGCCTTCGGCAGATCGCCGGGCATCACATCGGCGCTGACAGTCGGATCAGATGCGCGGTCTTCCGCCTGTTCCAGCTCGGCCCGGGCTTGGGCGAGGTAGAAGGCGACCCGCTCCCGCTCCTCGTCCGTGCCGGCGTCGTCGAAGGCCCGTTCAGCGAGCGTGACGCTTACCCGGAGCCGATCGAGTTCAGGCTGCGACGGCCGCGGCCAGAAGCGCAGCCACGTTCCAGGCGACCACGCGGCGTCATAGCCATCCTGGGGCGGCACGCCGCTGCCCAGGTCCATGGCGTACAGGTGGCCGTCGACCACCACCATGCGGCCGGCTTCGACGAGCTGGCGGCTACGGCAATCGAGCTCCACGATAAACGTTCTCATTCTCAAACCACCCTTTGACGGCTTGCCACCATGATTTCAGGGTGGCGTGATTGCTTGCCGGTCACGCTAAGCGGCCTTGCCCGGCTCAGTGACCAAGCCCAGGTCGCGGCCGACCGCGCGGGCCTGCTGCAGAGCGGCGATCAGCTCCCCGACCTGATCCGGCCGGACCGTCGCGCCCTTCTTCGTCGGCTTCATTGCCTCGCCGTCGCGGTAGTAGACGCGCACATCGAGGTAGGCGTGGCCCTCGTACTCGGCCCACAGCACCCGAAGCGCCTCGCGGCCGTTCTTCTGGATCTCGGCAACCAGCGTGCTCATTCACCGCTCCTCGGGTTCGCATCGCGTGCGTTCAGGGTGTCTAGCCAGGCGAGCCGTTCGGCCGCCGAGCGCGAAAGCCCACCGTCAAATTCGCGGATCGCCGCGCGCTCCTCGAACGCCGCGGCCTCCTCGTCGCTCTCGAAGGGATAGGGCGCGATCAGCGTGGGCGCTGCCCGCGGAATGAACCTGCCCCGGCTAGGTGCGCTGCTCCGGACCGGACCGACGCCCTTCATGGGCTTGTCCGGTCCGGCTTGCGCCGATGGAGGGGTAGAACGCGAAGAGGTAGGTCCCTCTATTCGCGCGCCTGCGCCCGTACTGTTGGCGTGTGAAGCGTCTTCCCGCCCCTTATTCCCCCTGCCCTCATTGGCCGAGTTGGGGGAGCCGGACGAACCGGACGAACGGACACCCTTATAGGGTGTTGTCCGGTCCGGTCCGGTTGTCCGTTCTGCAATCCCGGGGCTCACCACGCCGGACGAATAGAGTTCCGTCCGGTTCTGTCCGTTCGGTCCGGCAGTCATTGGCCCGTACCCCCGGTGTTCTTCCGCGGCTCCCAGGCGTAGCCGTGCTCCACTCGAAGGCGGCTCTCTTCCTGCAGCTTGAGCAAGGCGCGGTTGAACGCTTGCCGCTTGTTGTCCAGGAACTTCGTCCTAGCGTTCTTGCGGTCCTTCTCCGTCTCGTACTCGTCGTAGTCCGGCTCGACGCCGCCCAGGCCGAGCGCCCACGCCTGCTCCTTCAGATCGTCGAGCCCCACGCCCAACGCTCCGTCGGCGCCGGGAGCGGCGATGCGGATGGGGTTCCGATCCCAAACCCGCGAATAGGCCTGCATGACGAGCCGCATCCCGGCTTCCAGCTTGACGCCCTTCCGTCCGCCTTTGGCCTTGGGCTCTGGCGCGTCCAGATCGTCGACGACGCAGGTTGTGACCTCCTCGCCGTCCTCGTCCTCCCCGACGGTGATTATCCGTCGCGCGAAGGCGAAGGAGTCGCCGCTACGGCCGTTCTTGACCTTGACCACCTGGCCATGAACCACGCCATCTTCCGGGCCGGGTTCCAGCATGATCAGGCCGTCAGCGTTGGCCAGCAGGCCCGACCAGCCGCGCAGGCCCCGCTCCGCATCCTTCCCGGTGTGGGCGATCATGAGCACCAGCACGCCGAGGCTTTCGGCCATTTCCTGCAGCCGGCGCAGAACGGGGCTCATGTCCTTGGACGTGTTTTCGTCCGCCCCAGGGATCGAAGCAGACATGGTGTCGATGACCACCACTCCGAGGGCGAAGCCACGATCGTCCATGACAGCTTGAACGTCCCGCAGGGTGGCGGACAGATCGTCCACGTCGTCCGCGTCCGTCAGGTCCGGCGCCTGCCCCAGGAACTTGAACGCGTCGTCGGGCAGATGGCCGAGTTCCTGCCGAAGGCCCTCGATGCGCAGCCGGACGCCGCCCGGATCTTCCGACCCGATGT